CTGCTGGACCTGCGACTTCTGGGCGGGGCGCTCGGGCGTGTTGCCCTTGTTGGGGAACAGGCTCATCTCAGTTCTCCTTGCTCGCCAGCGCCCGCTTCTCGGCAGCGTACTGGCGGAGGTGGTCAGGGTTCCTCGGGTCCAACTTGAACCGCGTCATGTTGGCGAGGTCGTCCTTGGTCAGCACGACGCGGCTGCTGCGAGCACCGCCGGCGTCGCGGCGAACACCCATGACCTGGGTGCGGCGCGGCGCGGGCTGGCGCTGCTGCTGACGTTCGACTGGGGGTTCCTTGCCGCTGATTTCGCGGTACAGGTCAGGACGCTGGAGAGCGAAGCGTCGGTCGAGTTCCTTGAACCACTCGGGGGACGACGTCGGAGCCTTGAAGCCCTCGGACGCCATCTCCTGGTCGATGAGCATGTAGGTCTGCTTGGCGGTCAACTGCTTGTGGTTGGTCGGGCGGTCGTACCAGCCCTTGTCCAACTTCCAGTCCGATAGCGCGTCGTTCTCAACCTGCGCCGACTGCGGCTGCGGGATGTTGAACTCGGCCATCTCGGCGGCTTTGCGGTCAGCCATCAGGCTGGCCATCCGCTCGTTGGCCTTCGCCTGCTTGTCGCTGTCGCCCTCTTCCACGGCCTGCGCGAGTTCGCGCCGGGTGAACTCGACGTCACGGTCGATGGTAGCGACGGCGAGTTTCTTGTGCTCGGTGTGCAGCGCCCTCATGCCCTCGTAGAGGGTGGCTGCTGCCTGCTCTGCGGCGAGGCGCGCATTGCGCTCGCGCTGCGTGACGCGCTGCTCGCGGGCGATGCGGTCACGGACGTTCTGCGAGTACGAACGGGCTCGTACTGGGCCGTCGTCATCCTCGTCGTCGGTGAGGAACTTGTCGTCCTTACCACCGGACTTGTCGCCGTCAACATCGACGACGACCTCTTCGGGGATTTCGTCTCCGAGCCCCTCGACCAGAAGTGGCTCGTTGCTCGGCGTATCGACATGAACCTCTTCCGGCACAGGGTTGCCGTGGAGGTCCTCGAAGACTGTGTCAGTGGGTGTGCTCATTGGCTACTCCAGCGCTCATATGCGCCGTGTAGCCGAGAATCTAGTCGTGGGCGGGGGGCATATACAAGAACATGCCGGCCCACCGCCCAAAAAGTGTTCCACGAGGTCAGAGGTAGATGCGGTACTCGTTCGGGTCGTCAACCACGCCGAGGATGGAGTCGTCGTCGAGGACGATGTACGTGTCGCCGTTCTTCGCCTGCATGCGCTGACCCGCGTATTTGCTGTAAATCACGAAGGAACCGACCTTCGGGATGTTGGGGTCGTCTGACATGCACAGCCCACCGGTGGTCTTGGCTTGGAAGGCCAGACCGCCTACCGAGATGACCTCGCCGATGTAGGTGTTGTACTCCTGGGCTTTGTCGATGCCGCCCGCCGACAGGACGATGCCCGACGCGGTCTTCTCGATAGGCTTCAGCGGCCTGACGAAGAGGCGCCAGAACAAGGCCTTCGGCGGGTTCTCCGGAAGCGGGCGGGTCTCGTAGGAGTATTGGACTTCAGTCATCGTCGTCTTCCTCTTGCAGGATGTTCTTCTTCGCTTCTTGCAGGGCGGTCTTGGCGAACTTCAGCCCCGCGATTTCGCCGACCATGCGCTGGTAGGCGGCATAGTCCTTCGCCCCGCCTTCGGCGAGGGCGTCAGACTTTTGCTCGATGCGCTCGTCTAGGAGTGCGACGGCTTTCTTCGTGTACGCATCAAGCACCAGCACCCCCGGTGCTCGGCTTGCGGTTCGCGACCACGTGCGAAGCCATCGCCGCGAGGAGTTCCTTGAACGGAACGTTCAACTCTTTGGCTGCCATAGCGAACATCCTTGGCGAAACGTCCGATGACGTCAAGCCCTGGGAGTAGATGTATGCGCGAGCCGCCCGCACTTCTGCGTTGCTAATCTCGACCATCTCAGCCTCCGTCGCCCCCGCCGACCATCGACTTCATGCCGTCGATGACGCGCTGGAGCCAGTCGCTCTTCGGTGCCGCTTCTCCACCCTCGCCGCCCTCGTTCGGGCTGACCAGCGCCTTGGCGTCCTTCCTGACCTGCTCGCGGACGAGCGTCTCGTCCTTCCTGCCTTGCTCGGCATCGAACGCCGCCTGAGCGCGAGCCTCTTCGTTCGCCGCCGACTCGGCCTTGCGCTGCTCTTCGCGAGCCTTGCGCTCTTCCTCCGCCTGCGCTTCCGCTGCTTTGCGAGCCTGCTCTTCATCGGCTGCTGCGGCTTCTTCCTGCGCCTTGAGTTCTTCTGGGGATGGCGGCGGCGGCTGCGGCGGGAATGCCTGCGCCACCATCATCGCCACCTGCTCGTCGTACTCCGGCGGCAGGTCCTTGCGAGCGCTCGCGTCGTGGAGGTCGACCGGAATCATGGGCGCTCCGAGCGCCTGCTCGACCTGGAGACGGTACTGGTGCGCCATGTGCTCGGCCATGTGCGCCGCCATCGCGGCTTGCAGCATCTGGCCACCGTCCGGCAACTGCTGCGACATCTGCATGACGAATGCTTGGTGAACCGCGTTGTGCGCCTCGTGGTTCTGGTCGGCGACGGCGCGCACTCCCTGTCCGAGCAGCAGCAGTTGGTTCTCCGTGACCGGGTCCAGCCTGGGCTGCTTCTCGGAGATGAGCAGCGCGTCGATGTCGCTGACGTCCATCGCCTTCAGCATCCTCGCGTGGACCTCCCTCATGTTGTAGAGGTCAGGCGCTCCAGAGGAGAGTTGCAGGACGTTCTGCGCGATGGCGATGCGCTGGGTCTGCGAGAAGATGTTCGGGTCAGACACCGGCAGGACATCGACGCGACCGTCGAAGTCCTCACGAGTGACCTTGGTCTCGCTACCAGGGAGCGCCATGCCATCGTCCGGCATGTGCAGGAAGTTGAGTTTGGAGATGAGCCTGAACTCATCGCGGGCCGCGATGTGCAGGCGCTTGTGGATGGCCGAGAATATCTTGCTGCCCTGCTCGATGAGCGCGACCGTCGTACCGACCGGGCCGGTCGCCGGCGAGTCGCCGACCATCGCTTCCGTCGTGGACATGAACCGCTGCGTCCCATCGACCAGGAACTTCAGAAGTTCCATCAACGCCTGCGACGGCTCCTTGAACGGGTACGCGAAGAAGGCCTTGTTCAGGTCTTCTGCGGTGGTCTCGACGTCGGTCCACTTGCCGGGGGAGATGGTCACCGTGCCGCCCGGAATCTTCACGTCCTTCGACTTGAAGCCACCCTGGAGGTTGGAGAACGCCGCCGTGTCGAGCAGCGCTCGCAGCGCGCCGACCGCCGCTTCAGCAACGGAACCGACGATGTGGAGCAGACCGAAGCCGTAGAAGCCCAGGCCGGGGAGGTACTTGTAGTGGACGAACCGCTCGATGCGGGTGTGGTTCTCGTCCCCCTCTTCCCAGTTGCGGTAGATGGCGACGACCTTCTGGGAGTCGCCCTCGATGGTGATGTGGTACGGAAGGAGTTTGCCCTTATCCGCCTTGAGGCTGATGTAGGCGTGGACCTCGTAGAACTTGTAGTTCTCTTCCTCGTTCGACACCGAAGGCGACCGGTCGTCTGCGATGTCGGCGATGGCGCTCTTGTAGTCCGAGTCGCTTTCGCTGGACAGCGACGGCGACAACTCGACGTCAGCGAAGTAGCCGCTTGCGACCATCTCCTGCACGTCGCGCTTCGAGAGCGTGAAGGTGTGCGTATACCGCTGCGCACTGCGCAGCGATGTCGCCATGTAGGGAACGATGAACTCTTCTGCTCGCACGAGGCGAGCGACCGGCATCTTGAGCAGGGGGTCGTAGTAGACCTTCTTGAATGCTGAGCCCGCCAGCGGCAGGTAGAACAGCATGTCGTCGACGTTCCAGAAGTAGTCCGGGTCCTTCTCCGTCAACTGGTAGTTCATGTACTGCAAGACGCGGTCGGCTTGCGCCTCGACGTCTGCGGTCTTCGTGCCGACGATGGTGGTGCGCACCGGGCCGGCGGGCGGGAACATCTCGGAGATGGCTCGCGCCTGGAACTGCACGACGCCTTCGGCGATGAGCGGATGGACGACGGATGACGCGCCCTCGAAGGGGAGGTTCTCTCCGGGGGTCGGCGTGATGCCGAGGAGTTCGAGCCCCTTCTCGATTCGGCGGAACCAGTCTTTGCGCGAAGCCTCGTCCGCCTCAACCTCCTCCATGAGGGTCGTGGCAAGGGTCGCCAGTTCTGTCTCTTCGACCGTCTCGACGAGGTTCTGGTCGAAGTCGGCCTCGATTTCCTCGTCGTTCCCCTTGTCTGGCTCGAAGTCGACGATGACGCCTTCCCCGCTGGGGACGATGCTCGTGCCATCTATGGTTGTTGGCTCAAGCCCCGCTTCTTGCTCTTCGGTGAGAAGGCTATCGTCCAGCGCCATGTCCGTTACCTCACTGCTTCGTCATCTTGGTCGTGTCTTCCAGTTCCAGCGGAGACGGTTCCATCTCCTCGTCGTCCGGCTTGTCGCGAGCGTCCTCGACCACGAGTTGTTTCAGGTCTTCGAGAAGACCGATGAGCCGGTACAGGTCCGTCCCAGGTTCGGCGATGTACCCGCTCCGGGTCCCGCCGCCGGCGCCCATGACGATGTAAGCGACGCACTCTGACTCGCCGACCCCATCGACCAGTTCGCGCAGGCGTTCGTTCGGCGTTGCTTCAGCCATAGAACCTCTTGCGCGCTGGTTTGTTGGGTTTGTCATCCTCGTCATCCTCGTCGCTCAGTTGCAATTTGTAGGTGTTGCGGAGGTAGGTCCAAGCCTGGGCACAGGTATCGACGATGTCGTCGTGCTCGCCTGCTGGGAACATCTCGCACTGCCGGATGACCGTCTCCGACCACTTGCGCGGCATGTAGTACACGGACCCCTCTCTCAGGAAGAGGCTCCCCACATGCGCTCGGGCCACCTTGTCGCCTTTCACCTTCCAGGCCCGCACAGGAATCTTAGCCCGTTTCAACTCCTGAATCAGGCTCATGCCCGACCCCTTCTTCTCCACGAGGATGAGGTCGGCCTTCATTTCCTTGTACGACTTCTGGGCCTTGGCTCTCAGGTCAGGGAAGGTCAGGCGCTCGTTCATCATGTCGATGAGCATGGCGCACCAGCGAGCATCCCTCGGGTCTCCGGTCGGCGAGTGCAGGAACACGCCCCAGGAAGTCCGGGCCGTGTAGTCGTTCTCCTCGCCCTCCTCGAAGGCGGTGTCATAGGACTGGAGGACGAAGTCGAACTCCGGAGGGTCCTTCTTGTCCCAGCGCTTCCAGTCGGCGCGCTTGAGGATGCCGCCGCCATCAGGGACCGGGCGCTGCTGGACCTGGGAGGCGTAGCCGAACTCTCCGAGTTCCACACGCAGAGAGCGCATCTCTCGCGGGCCGAACCGCTCTGGGGTGAGGAGCGAGCCGGGGAGCGTCCTCGGGTCCTCGAACGTCTTGCCTGGGGCGAGGTACTTGTTCAGTTGCCCACGTATCATCACCGGCGTCTTGCACTTGCGCCCTGGCTCGTACTCGCCCGGAAGGACGAGATGCACGACATCGTCCATCGTCGAGAGCATGTACCCGGCAAGGTCGACCTCGTGCCCGCGCTGCATGACCAACACTCGTGCGCCGGTCTTCGGGTTGTTGAGGCGCGTCGACATCGTGGTCCGCCACCACTCGATGACGCTCTCGCGCACGACGTCGCTGAATATCTCGCGCATGTTGTGTGGGTCGTCGATGACGATTCGGTCGCCGCCCTCGCCGGTGTTCGACCCGTCCACCGACGACGCTATCCGATAGCCGTTCGCGCTGTTGTCGAACCGGGTCTTGAGGTTCTGGTCGCCGGTCAGCGTGAACTTGTTCCCCCACCGCTCCTGATACCAGGGCGACAGGATGAGGCGCCGGCACTTGATGGAGTCGCGGACAGACAGCACCTGAGCGTAGGAGCCGTACAGCCACTGCGTATGCGGCAAGAACGTCCATTCCCACGCTGGCCACATCACCGAGACCAGCGTGGATTTGCTGTGGCGCGGGGGAACGTTGATGATGAGGTTGCGAATCTCGCCGCGAGAGACGGCGGACAGGTGCTCGGCGATGGCCTCGACGTGCCAGCCGTCTACGAACTTGACCCCGGGCTCAACAACGCCCCAGCCCTGACGAAAGAACTCGACGAGTTCCCTGGAGCAGAGTTCAGCCTCGACGTGTTTGAGGTCGAACCCGAGGGCTTCAGTCGCCGCGTTCACGTCGCTTGACCCGGAACGGCTTAGAGCCGATGGGTTTCCAGCCGCAAGGTCGAGCGACGACCCGGCCAGGGCGCTGATGGAAAACGACCTTCTTGTACGGGTCCCTCAGTTCACCGGTCTTTCGGGGCATCGTCTTCGGCTCTTTTGGCTGCTACCAGCCCCTTGAGCCTAGCCCAAATGCCATCGTCGTTGTCCGGTGCCTGCGCACTTTGTTCCACGCCGTCATCGAAGGTCACTCGTGTCTGGCGCTGCTCTACGCGCTGCCGAGCAGTCTCGACCATCTCTTCCACAACGGCTTCCAGTCGGGCGACCCTGCTAAGCAGGACCCCCCTATCTTCGTGGGCATCCACGAACTCTTGGTCAACGAAAGTGGCGCCGGCGCGCTTGAGGAAAGTGGTACACCGGTCGTGCCGGTCACGGATTGCTTGGGTTCTGTTGTCGCTTGGCATGCCATGCTCCTGCACATCGTTCGGACGGATGGAGCCACACGTGTTTCCGTGACGGCTCACCGATGAAGTATGGCATCAGGGCCGGAACACAGTCCTCGCCTCCGCACTGCGCGCAGGCGTGAATCAGCCGCTGCTTCTCTTTCCTGAACGCCTTCAATGTAGGGTTGCCCCGGATGGCCGGTTGAGTTTGAGTTGCAGCAGCACCAGCGTTCGGACCCGAGCCGCCTCTTCGTCGGTTGCCGCTTCTGCCTCCGTGTCGCTCAATTCCCCCGCGATGTTCAGCGCCACAAGCCGCATCGCCATCCCTGCCACGGTCGATGATAGCGGCTCGATGGCGCCGCTTTTCTCGATTTCTATGACGTCTTCTTCGGTTAGCGGAGCGACGGCGCGACGGATGATGGTTTCGGCTACACCGAGGAACATGACCGTGACCATCGCCTTTTCGGCCATCCCGCGAATCTCGGTCGGAATCTCGGCCCCGACCGGGACTATCGTGTCCACCTCGCTTGCGGCAGCGACGGCCAGAGCGCCCGCCTTCTGATACAGCGCGGCCATCTGTTCATCGCGAACCTTTGGGTCGTCGCTGATGTTCGGTGGGTTGCGGACAATGTCGGGAATATCAATCACAGCAGCCCCCTGACACGAAGGCCGGCGAGCGCCATATCGAAGACGCGGGCTTCGACCGCGAGGTACGAGCGGCGAACGCTCTCGCTCGACGCCATCACCATCGTTTTCTTGCCGTCTCCGTTAGCGACCAACACCCGACACGCGACGTCGATTAGTTCGTCGTTGGTTGATGCCGCGTCGATGTAGAAGGTCTGCGGCACGACTACGTCGTGACCGACCCGAGCCCCGCCGCCATCAGCAGGAGGCTGGTCAGCAGCAGGAGCGGATACAGCCTGCTCCTGCGGTCCATCCGCCACGCGCCGAGGTACAGCATCGCCCCCATCAACAGCGTCCCCACCCGGCATCACCGCTCCCTCTTGTTCCTGGTTTGTCATATCGCCACCTTGGGTGCCATCTCAGGATAGAGGATTCCCTGCTTCCTGCCAGTCGTCAACCCCCCTATTGACGACATGGGATTTATGCCATTTCATTGGGCCAAGAACCAATGGCCTTGGAGCCCTCCATGAGCGACCTTGACCACGCAAAAGCCACGATAGCCGCGCAATCTCTCCTCAACGAAATGATTGTGAACGGGGCCGATGACTCCGATGCGGCCGACTACAAACAGTTCTGCTACGACATCGCGCTTGTCTCACGCTGCTACCTCGCCGTGCTGGAGCGTGATGCGCGGTTGGTGGAGAAGTGGCGAAAGGATGCGGCAGTTGCCGGGCATCTGGCCGCGCTCCCCAGCAACATAGCACCGGGATTGGAACGAGCGGCCGACCAGTTGGAGGGCAAGCCATGACCAACGATGTACGGCTGCTGGTGGAGCGTTGGCGGCAGAAAGAAATTGATTGCGAACATCACGCTGACGACCCCGAAGTGCGCGGCGCTGGCCTCGCATATGGAGAGTGCGCCGACGAACTCTCCGCCCTCCTAGATGCCGAGCGGCAGGGGGCGGTGGCGTGGATTCGGCCCGCCTTCGATGTGGATGCCTATGAGCGGGGCGAGAAGCGCGAGTACGAGGTACAGACGGGCGACTACCCGAGTGGCGAACTGGACTTCCATCCTCTGTTCACCCGCCCAGCGCAGGGGTGGATTCCGGTGAGCGAGAGGTTGCCGGAGGACGGGGCTGATGTTCTCGCATGGTGTGGGTGGGCAATCACTTCGCGCTATGACGACGAAAACTACTGGCGCACCGAGGACGGGCGGAACCCGATATTCATGGTCACCCATTGGATGCCGCTCCCCACGCCCCCGGAGGTGAAGTGATGGACAAGTTCAGCGTGAGTGTCTGGTGGATTGGGTTCCTTATCGGCCTCGTGCCGTGGTGTGCCTACTGGTACCAGCGAGGCAAGAAAGCCGCAAGGCGAGGAGTGGGGGATGAGTAAGCGCGGCAGGCCAATCTACGAACAAGCGGACGCATGGGTATACCGGACCCCGATAGAAGGGCCGCGATATGAGCGCGCAGCAGAGCGCGTGGCAGCCCACGAAGGATTCACGGCTGGATACAAGGCCGCAAACCGCGCCGCCAAGCGCAAGGAGGCCAAGTGATCGACAAGAAGCAACTGCTGGAGGATGCGGAGTGGCTGCTACACGGCCAACCCGCAGACGCATGGGACGGTGAGCGTTACGCCCGCATCGCGTCCGTGCTGCGGAGGGTGGCGGAAGGAACGCCAGCGTTCGCGGCTATCAGTAGCGAGATGGACGGATTCAACATCGCGCTAGACCATCCCGGCATCTACTGCGTTGGGCCGAGTCAGTACGGGCTGAATCATCGCGTGTTCAGCGAGGATACGCGCCCCGTCATCATCGTGGAGGTCAAGTGAACATCGAGCAGAGCATCCTGGACCGTGCCGTAAACATCGCCACGCGAGCAGCGATGAACGGAACGCCGGTCAAGCGTGTGGTGTGGCTGCCGCCGGTGTCCGCCACGCAAAACCCGAGCGGGAGTTTTCTCGTAGAGCCGTGCGGCCCGCTCACTCCGTCAGAAACGCCGTCGTGGGAGAGGTACTAGTGAACATCCGCAGGCTGTGGTGCTGGGTGGAGTCGTTCATCGCTGTTCGTCAGGTCTGGTACGGCGAGATTCGCCCCCGCTCCCTGCTGTTCTCGATTTCATGGAGGCGGACCACCGGCCCCGTTCTTGGGTGGTACTTCGCTGTGCTGAACGATTGGGCGGGCGTGGGCTTCGGCGTGGATGGGTTCACCGCATGGGCTGGCGAGGGGCGTTGGGTGTACTGGCGACAGCACACTGAAGGCAGCAGGGATGCTGCCGACCCCGCCGGTTCAAGCCATCGCGCGCGGTCGGCTTCCGAGGCCGAGCCAGCCTTGCGTTGCGAGGCCAGCGCGCGGGGCGTCCGGCGGCTCATAACGATTTGCGAGCCCGCGTCGGGCTTGCCTTGATGGAGAAAGCAGAGATGAAGATTCTCGCCAAGATGAAGTGCAATACCCGCAAGGAGCAGTCCTGGGGAGGCAAGCCCGTCGTCACGCTTGGGTTCCAGTGCGTGTACGACAACACCATCCCCGAGGACCAGAGGTTTCAGGAGGCGACGCCGACCGGCTCCTGCGAGATGCAAATCGACAACCCGAGCGCGCTGGCCGCGTTCGAGTTGGGCAAGGACTACTACCTGACCTTCGAGCCGGTCGGCGGGCAGTAAGCGTATGCGTGAGCCCCAGCACTGCGAGCGGAATGGACCAGTGAGCAGTGCTGGGGCGGGCTCGCTCAACGGGGATTTTCCCTGAACGAGGGGGGAACGCCCATCTTCCACATGAACTGGAGGGAGGGGATGTTCGTGTACGTCTACTTCTTCGGGTTCAGGTTCGTGCATCGCGCCAAGCGAGAGGAGACTTCAACGTGACCGCAACAGTTCCTGGGTATGCCGTCGTCCGGACCAACGAGTACGGCGACCGGCGCATCATCATGGTCGCCCTGACCGAGGCGTATGCCGCGAGCAGTGCGCGGCGGGACAAGGGCGACCGCGTCTTCCACGCCAACATCTTCCTGACGAAGGAAGTCGACTACGGCGCTTTTCGTACTACGCCGCCGGAGGCGACATGAACACGATGACTGAACTGGAGGCCTCCCGCAGGCAGTGTCCGTTCCTGCCCAACGCCTCGTCCTGTCAGGGGTCTGGCTGCGCACTGTGGAGGTGGTACGAGCGCAAGGGCACGAGCGAGCGTTATGGGACAAGCGGCCATTCTTCCACGACGGTCAACGAGTCGACGGGCTACTGCGGCATGGCGGGGAAGCCATGAGCATCAAGGTCCTCGTCTGCGGTGGCCGCGACTACCAAGACCGAGCCGCCGTCTTCTCCGCTCTCGACTTGCTCGCCACGGAGAACGGCGGCATCCGCCTCCTCATCCAGGGCGGGGCCACGGGGGCGGACGAACTCGCGGCCCACTGGGCCAGGGCCAGGGCCGTCCCCTGTCTCAACGTCCCCGCCAACTGGGAGAAGTACGGGAAAGCCGCCGGCCCCATCCGCAACACCGCCATGCTCGGCTACAGGCCCGACGTCGTCCTCGCCTTCCCCGGGGGCAAGGGCACCGCGAACATGGTCGACCAAGCCCGCCTCGCGGGAGTCAAAGTCGAGGTCTTCCCATGAGCACCCCCATCTGCACGAACTGCCGCTTCCACCGCGCTTCGTTCACGGCCTCACGCTACGACCTCTGCGCCCACCCCTCCGTACTCTCCCCTGTCGATGGGAAGGTCAGCGCCTTCTGCACCTCGGAGCGCTTGGAGAGCGACGAGCGCTGCGGCCCGTCGGGGCGGAACTTCGAGTCGAAGCCGCGTCGCGCAACAAACCTCATGCGCCTCTCCCACCTGCTCTACACCGCCGGCTTCACGGGCGCCTCCTTCTGCGCCGTCTTCATCCCCCACGAGCCACTCCGCGTCCTCCTCGTCACGGCCTGCTGCACCCTCATCTTCATCGCCGGCCTCTACCGGGAACGGGCCAAAGCACCGGGGGAAGGCGGGGAGTTTTTTGGTGGTTAGGGGGAAAACGATGGGACCCAAAGGACAAGGGG